GGCTGAGCAGATCGACCTCCGCTGGGCACGCCACTACTCAGTTGTTGCTGGCCACCACCCAGAGACGAACGGCTATCGCTGGCTCAACGGCCGCGGCCCATCAGAGCAGGCCCTAGCCGATGCGCCCTCGCCGCTCATCGAGCTGCTGCTGGATCAGCCAGAGCCCGAACCCGAGCAGTTGCCGCTCATCACCTCCGACAACCGGCCCGCATCACCACCACCACCGGTTGATGGTCCGCTTCCCCTGCTCGACTTCATAAGCCGCACATCCCGCGATCTGATCGACTCCGGCGGCACTCCAGGCTCCTGGAACGATGACCAGCTGGCGCTCGCTCTCGATCTGCGCGGCACTGAGGCCTGGATCCGCGCCCAGGGCTACACCCCCGATCTCACCGCGTCCCAAGCCTTCGCGCTTCACATCCAGGCCGCCAAGGGGAAGGCCCGCGACTTCGACGAGAAGAAGGCTTGGCATCGGTTCAACGGCGCCGAGGCCCGCAGCCCCAGGCCCTCCACGCCTGATGAGAAGTTGCACGATCGCCTCCGGTTCCACACCCGTACGCAGCGGCCTGTTCTGCCCCCGCTATCCCCGCCCCAGTCGCAGGCCACTTCGCCGGGGCCGGAGCAAGCCAAGCAGCAGCAGTCCTACGCACCTGCCCTCGCCAAGCCTCAGAAGCTCGAAGCGGCTGAGCTCCTCTTCATGCTCCGCCACCAGGCACATGACGGCCAGCGCATCCGGTGGAACGTTTTCCATCAGCAGATCGAGGTTGATGGCGCTCCCCTCGAAGGGGCCGAGCGCTTCTACCTCTCCCTTGCTGATCAGGGCTTCAAGGTCTCCAAAGAGCTCGCTGTCGATGCCCTCGTGCAGGTGGCCCGCGAGCACCCCTACGACCCCGTGATCCTTTATCTGGAGCACGTGGCCGCCACCGTGCCCCCGGCCTACATCGACGGCCTCGCCACCGCCTATCTCCGCCCCGGAGATGCCAACCACGGCGGCCCCACTCTCTACGACCACATGCTCCGCTGCACCCTCATCGGTGCAGTCCGCCGTGCCTTTAACCCTGGCTCCAAGCACGACACGACGTGCATTCTCAGCGGCGATCAGGGCGCCCGGAAATCCTCTTTTTGGTCCGTCCTTGGCGGGCCCTTTTTTTCCGACTCCCTAGGCGATCTCAGCAGCAAGGACGACCTCTTGAAATTGCACCGCTCCTGGATCATGGAGTGGGCTGAGCTCGATCACGTCACCTCCCGGAAACACGCCGGCCAGATCAAGTCCTTCCTCACCACCCAGTCCGACCTCTTCAGGGCCCCTTACGGCAAGGCGGTTGAGCACACACCACGCCGCGGCATCATCGTCGGCTCGACCAACCGCACAGAAGGCTTCCTGGTCGACGACACCGGCAACCGCCGCTTCTGGGTGATCCCCACCACCCGCCATGAGGCCGAGCCGATCGACACCGGCACCCTGGCGGCCGAGCGCGACGCAATCTGGGCCGCCGCTGTACATGCCCACCGCGCCGGAGACCCCAACTACCTCCCCCTCGATCTCTCCCTGCAGGTCAACCGAGAGAACGAGGCCTACCAGGTTTCCAACCCCTGGCGCGAGCCCATCGAGGCCTGGCTGCGCGCTCCAGCCAACTTCAACAGGGTCATCACTTCGGAGCTCCTGCTGACCGAAGCAGTCCAGAAACCAATCGGTCAGCAGACACGTGCCGACCAGATGCAGGTTGGAAGCATCATGCGTGAGGTTGGATGGGCCAAGCGTCGTGCCACCGTTGATGGTCGCCTCAAGTGGGTGTTCTTCCAACCTCGCTGAGTGAGGTTGGAACCCCAAACCCCAGTCATGCCAAGGTGTCTTCTATCCTTTCTAACCTTCTAACCTAAATGGGATAGTAGATATAGAAGGGGGAGAATAGGGGGTAAAGGGGGCATGTAGACCCGCGTAAGGGAAATGGTTAGCAGGTTGGTCAGGTTGGAAAGCTCAGAAGGTTGGCAGACTGGGCCCATTGGAAGCACCCATGGCAGACATCAGCGTCAACCTGTCCGCGCGCCTCATAGGCGACACCCAGCTGGCTCAGGCACTGGCCCGCATTTCCAGCCACGACGTTCCCAAAGCCGTCGAAGCCGGCGTGCGTTACGCCGCTCACTCCGGCAAAGTCCTCATGGTCGCCGAAATGCGCCGCGCTGGCGTTGTCGTCTCCTCCGCCCGCCTTAAGGAAGACCTCTTCGTGCAGGTCAACGGTGCAACGGCTCACATCTGGGCCAACGCCCAACCTGTCTCGGCACAGCACTTCAAGCCCCGACAGGCCAAGGCCGGCCTAAACCTCACCTTCTACCGAGGCCAGAAGACCCTCATCAAGTCGGGCTTCCTGCAGTACAACCGCTCCCAGCGCTCCCGCGGCAAGCTCGCCTTCAAGCCCACCACAGCACGCCGATACAGGTACGACCGCACCCGCAACAGCCCACGCAAGGGCATGCAGTTCGTGTTCGGCCTTTCAGTCGCCTCCATGTACTTAGGCGGCAAGCACAAGGACCGCATCCAGGCTGCTGTGGAGAATCGCATCGAGGAGCGATTAGAGACGGGCATCCTCCGCGCCCTGGGGGCTGCCGCCAGGGGCTACGGGGCAAGCGCGCGCTGATGCGCAACCTGGTTGCGCTACCACCCCCCCCCACCCCCAGGCCTTTGGGTCCTCCTGGCTCGAACCATCCGCGCACCACCGTGCCCCGGAATTTCGCTAGAGCCAGCAAATTTTCCGGGTTGCAAAAGCCAGTCCCTGACCGAGTTTCTCAATAGCCGGCCGTTATTGCGAGAACCTGATCGGTCTGTTTGGGGGGTGCTGCGCCAGAAATTGATCAGGAAGGAGCCAGCGGGACGGGGACGCATGGTTGCGCAACGATGGGTGCTGATGGCCTGATGAGGGCATGAGCGACGTGAGCATTCCTGCGATGGCCAAGCGGCTGGAGATGTGGCCGCTGGAGCGGCTGCGGCCCTATGCGAACAACGCGCGGGTCCACCCCGATCGGCAGGTGGAGCAGATCGCGGCGAGCATCCGCGAGTTCGGCTTCACCGCGCCGATCCTGGTGGACAGCGCGGATGGGATCCTGGCGGGCCATGGCCGGCTGCAGGCTGCGCACCTGCTGGGGCTGGCTGAGGTGCCGGTGGTGGTGCTCGACCACCTGGATGAGGTGCAGCGGCGGGCGTACCTGCTGGCGGACAACCGGCTGGCGGAGGGAGCGACGTGGGACCAGGAGCTGCTGGCGAAGGAGCTGGCGGTGATCGACCTGGACCCCAGGCTGCTGGGCTTTGACGAGGACGAGCTGCAACGGCTGCATGATGGCCTGGAGCTGCTGGTGCTCGAGGAGATGGGCGGCGGGGGAACCAGCAACGCAAACGAACGTGTGGAGCCCGAGGCCGGGCGGCCCGGGGCGGCCCCGCCGGAGCCTGATGACGATGGCACGACCGCTGAGGATGAAAGCGGCGAGGTGGAAGAGCGGCACGTGTTCAGCCTGAACATGCGGTGGGATGACCGCGAGGCGGTGCTGGGTGCTGCACGGATGGCGAAGGAGCGCTGGGGGCTGGAGGGGATGCCGGAGGCCCTGGCGACGCTCTGCAGGGAGTGGATGGATGAGCAGAAGCCTGGAGCTGATTGAGATCGCGCATGGGGTGCTGAGGGACAAGACGGCCCGGGATCGGTGGATTCGGCCGCTGCCGGCGGGGGCGGTGACGTTGGTGTTGATGCCCTGGCAGGATGTGGTGACCCCTCCACGGCATTTTGTGCCGGGCTTCGATGATTGAGGTGACGATCAGCCATGGCTGTCACTGGGGCGAGGATGGCCACGTGAAGGCCTGGCCGATGCGGTTGACGTTTGGCGCCGTGGGCCCCGAGGTGACGGTGGACGACATGCTGAAGGGCCGCGGCCATGCGGTGCTTTTGCTGGACCAGCTGGTTGCGTTGGTGCGTGGCTTGGCGGGGCTGGACATGCTGATCGAGCTGATCGGTGCTGCGCCGGCAGAACTGCTTCCTCTCCTGGTTGAGGCTGGGTACTCCGTCAAGACGTGCTGATCTCCGTCGCTGAGTTCGCCGCCAGGAAGGGCGTGAGCCCGCAGGCAGTGCGGAAGGCGATCAGGACTGGCCGGCTGGAGCGCAGCGCCCAGCTGGAGAAGACGAAGCCGAAGGGATCCACGGGCCGGCCCGGGTGGGTGATCGACCCGGAGATTGCGGAGATCGAGTGGGAGCGCAACACCGAACCGGGCAGGGTGAGGAGTGCAGCGCAGATCAACGCGGGGAAAGCACGGGCGAGAGGGGAGGATGTCGAGCCGCCGGGGCCGGTGGCGCCGCCAGATCCGCCTGGCAACCGCGGCACTGCTGGCACGTACAACTCAGCAAAGGCTGCGGCCGAGGGCTACAAGGCGATGCTGCTGAAGCTCGATTACGAGGAGCGGACCGGCAAACTTGTAAGTGCCGAAGACATGAAACGCATACGATTTGAGTCTGGTAGGCGTGTGCGTGATGCGGTGTTGCGGATTGGCCCACAGATGATTGGGGAAATTGCAAAGGCTGCTGGCGGAATGACACCGGACCATCGGGCGGATGTTCTGCTGGTGATCGAACGCCACCTAGTCGGGGCACTGGAGGCATTGGCAGATGGCGCTGGCAGAAGCTGAAGCGGTTGAGCGGTCGTTTTGGGAGGGCATACTGCCAGACCCGCTGCTGACCGTGAGCCAGTGGGCGGACCAGCGGCGGTGGCTGAGTCCGAAGGCAAGCAGCGAGCACGGCCCGTGGAAGACCACGCGGACCCCGTACCTGCGGCGGCCGATGGATGACTTGTCGGTCACCAGCAAGGTTCAGGAGCTGACTCTGGTGTTTGGCAGCCAGATGGGGAAGAGCGAGAGCCTGAACAACTGGGTCGGCTACATCATGGACATCGCGCCTGGGCCGACGCTCTACGTCCAGCCGACGATCGACCGAGCGAAGGAATACTCGAAAACCAGGATTCAGCCAATGATCGAGGCGACGCCAGCGCTTCGAGAGAAGGTCAAAGAGGCGAAGTCGAGGGACAGCGGCAACACGATCCTGCAGAAGGACTTTCCGAACGGTCAGCTGAGCATGCGCGGTGCGAACGCCGCGAGCGGCCTGGCGTCAATGCCGATCCGGTTTTCGGCAAACGATGAGATCGACCGCTGGCCACTAAACGTCGATGAAGAGGGGAGCCCCCTGGCGGTTGTGAACGCGCGGAGGAGGACTTTTGGCAGCCGGGGCAAGCAGGCGAACACCTCGACGCCAAAGTTGGCGGGCACCAGCGCGATCTGGGGGAAGTGGGAAGAGAGCAGCCAGAACACGCTGAAGCTGCCGTGCCCTCATTGCGGGCACCGGCAAGAGCTGAACTGGGATCGGATGCGATGGGACGAGAAAGACCCAGGCCTGCCAGAACGACTGACGGTGCCGCCGGTGCTGATCTGCGAGGAATGCGGGGAGGGCATCAGCGAGGACACAAAGGCCTGGTGGTATGACCCAGATGTCTGGGACGAGGGGTGGTGGGAGCCGAAGTTTCCCGAGCGCACCTTGCATCAGGGCTACCACTGCAACTCGCTCTACTCGCCTCTAGGCTGGTTCAGCTGGAACCAGGCGGTGCTGGAGTTCATCAAGACAAAGGACGACCCGTCGAAGGCGCAGCCGTTCGTCAATACGGTGCTGGCGCTGCCGTTCAACAGCGACGGCGAGGCCCCGGATTGGGAAGCGCTCTACAGCCGCCGGGAGCTCTACGAGCTCGGCACGGTGCCCGATGGGGTGGTGTTCATCACCTGCGGCGTGGACGTGCAGATGGACCGCCTCGAGTTGGAGGTCGTGGGCTGGGGCCCTGGGATGGAGAGCTGGAGCCTCGACTACCAGGTGCTGGCCGGTGACACGGCGCAGGCGGCGGTGTGGCGCGAGCTGTCGAAGTTCGTGCGGTCGGAATTTGGCCGCGGCGATGGGCAGCGGCTGCCGATCCGGATGACGGCGGTGGACTCGGGGTTCAGAAGCCAAGAGGTCTACCGGTGGGTGCGGAGCCAGGCCGGCAATCGAGTGATCGCCGTCAAGGGTGGACCGGAGAGCCAGACCTCGATCATCGGCACACCGGGCCGGGTGGAGGTGCTGCGCAACGGCAAGGCGCTGCGCGGCGGCGTAAAGGTGTGGCCGGTGGGCAGCAGCACCGGGAAGTCTGAGCTCTATGGCTGGCTGCGGCGGGGCCTACCGGATGAGGGTGAGCCGCTGCCGCATGGCTGGTGCCACTTCCCGCAGCACGACGAGGAGTTCTTCCGGCAGCTATGCGCAGAGCGGCTGACCAACACGATCGACCGGCGAGGGTATAACCGGTTCGAGTGGGTTAAGACGCGGCCTCGCAACGAGGCGCTCGACTGCCGGATCTATGCCAGGGCCGGTGCTGCGCTGGTGGGTGCGGATCGGTGGAGCGATGAGCGTTGGGACGAAGAGCACGGAATGCCGTTGCAGGCGCAGGAAGTGTCGACAGCGGTGAAAGAGCAGGAGGACGATCAGGAGGAGGAGAGCGGCGGATCTTCGTTCTGGGACTGAGTAGCATGCAGCGACGGAGGTGGCCCAGATGAACACGTTCACGCAGGCGCACCTGACAGCGATCGAGGAAGCGATCGCCGGCGGCTACCTGGAGGTCAGGTATGACGACAAGGTGGTGCGTTACCAATCGATCGAGCAGCTGATGAAGGCACGGGCGATGATCATGGCGAGCCTGTCGGCGGTGAGCGCCCCGGTGGTGCGGATCGACTACCCGGCGTTCGTGCGCGACTACGAATGAACCCTTTTGATCAGCTGCTGGCCGCCATCGCCCCCCGCGCGGCGTTGCGCCGTGAGGCGGCACGCCTCCAGCTGGACGAGATGCGGAAGTATTCGGCGGCTGGTCGTGGCCGGCGGACCGACAACTGGATGACGCAGCGCGGCTCTGCAGATGCCGCCAGCGCTCAAGGGTTTGGGGACATGCGCGACCGCGCGCGGGATCAAATTCGCAATAACCCCTGGGCCAGAAAGATTGTCCAAGCCTGGAGCGACAACCTGATTGGTGAAGGGTGGAGCTTCAAGGCAAAGGATGGCCGGAAGAACGGCAGCCGCGGCAAGGCTGTAACCCGGCTCATGCAGGATTGGATGAAGGATCCGATTCAGTGCGATTACTACGGCAAGGCCAATTTCGACGGCCTGGCGAAGCAGGTGGTGCAGGCGTGGAAGGGCAGCGGCGAGGTGCTGATCCGGTGGCGCACACCGAGCAGCGCGACGATACGCCGGCTGGGTCTGCGGGTGCCGCTTCAACTGCAGGTGATGGAAGCCGACTGGATCGACGAGTCACACGACACACCTGGCAGCGAGAGCGACGGATACACAAAGCGTGGCATTGTGTATGACGCAGAAGACAAGCCCGTTGACTATTGGTTGTATAACTACCATCCGGGGGAAAGGGCAAATCGTGTGACGACCGTGGTGAGCAACACGGTGCCAGCAGAGCAGATCATCCATTTGTTCACTCCGGAACGCCCTGGGATGACACGGGGCGTGACATGCC